AAAATACTATGTTATTTAAAGATTTAATAAAAAATAGTGAAAAAAAATAAAAATGTCAAATTATGTTAAAAAAAAACCCTCTATCAGAGGGTTAATTTTATTCGTTGTCAATTGTTTCTTTTAAATTATATAATTTAATAACATCATTTAAAAAATTATCTTTTTCGTATTTTGTATTTAATAATTTATCTTTTACTTTAAGTAATTTATTTTTAAGTTCTAAATCAACATTTTCAGTTAATTTTTTATCTACAGAATCAATACATTCTCTTATAACATTTTTAAAAGTTGTAAGTTTATTACTTTTATCATTTAATATTGTTTTAATTAATTTTTTATCTGATTCATTAATATCTTTATATTTTTCATTAAATTTATTTACTAATAATTTTGTTAATATACTAGGTGGTACATCTATTACATCTATTTTATCGTCATTTTTTTTTATAGATGTCATATGATTAATTAATTTATTTATAGTTTCGTTAATTTTATCTATATTAGAAGGATTTTTTTTTGTGATAGATAGATAAATAATATTTTCATAGAATTCATTATTTTCTTTAACTATTTCTTTACCTTTTAATAATTTTAACAAATCTAAATTACTTTTTTCTATTTCTTTTTTATTAATTTTCTTTAATAAATTAATGTTCTCTTTAATATATTCTTTAGCCTCTAATTTATCGTTAAATTTTTTAGATTCTAAATTTTTATAAATTAAAAATTGATTTTTTAAAGTAATATTTTCTTTTAAATTTTTTAAAAAGGTTGTAAACAATTTTTTACCGTTTTCATCTTTTTTTACTACAGATTCTAAAATAATTTTTTTGAAGGTGTCTTTTATATTTCCAAAATTTTCCATAAGTGTTTTTATTAATAAATATTGATTAAAATAAAAAAAATTAATTAATCATATCGTTAATTTGATTTGTAATCTCATTAATTTTAGAATTAAGTTTATTTGCACTCTTCTCAACATCCTCTAAATTATAGATATTTTCATTTTTTTCTAAACTTTCAGACAATCTTTTAAGATAGATTCCTTGATATTTTTTAACTTTTTCAGTATAAAGTTTTCTTTTTTCCTCTAATAATAAATTATCTTTTTTATTAATCGACTCTTCCGTTGGTGATGCACCTGCTGGTTCCGCTGCTGGTTCCGCTGCTGGTTCTGCACCTGCACCCACATCTCCACCCACATCTCCACCTGTATCTCCACCAGCACCTGCCTCAGCTTCTCCTGCACCAGATACTAATGCATCAAAATCACCATAAAGTCTATCCACTCTGTCGAATAAACCTGTCTTTTTAATAACTTCAGCAGTTTGTTCCATTTCTGCTGCAGCTGCCTTTTCTAATCTTTGTTGTTCTAAATCATTCCTAATTTCTTCTTCTGACATACCTAATATTTCTTTTTTAGCTCTAGTCATAGACATTGCACCAAATCCATTACCCGCATCTACAACACAATCTTTATATAAAGTTACTTTTAACTGTGTTTGTTCTATTTTTAACATTTCGGCTTGTGTAGATGGATTATTCAATGTTAAAGAAAAATTTTCTAATTCATCCTCTAAACCTAAAATATATAAATGTATTATCGCAATTTTATTTAATTCTTGTAACATTGATTGTTGTATCCTATTAATTGTTCTAGCAAATCTAATATCTTGTAGTGCCAAATTTTTACCATCACCATTAACTTCCTCAAAACCTAAAAAAGGTTTAGGGACTCTAAGTGCGGTAAATAATTTTTTTTGTAAATATTGTATATCTGCAATTTCAGATAAATTAGTTGCACCCGCTAAAGTATCTATTGGGCTAGGTGCATTTGGATCTCTAACTGGTATAAAGTAATCCTGATCTTGAGCCATTTGATTATATCTACTGTCTATCTGTCCAGTTTTTTGATCAATAACCGCACTTCTTTTAAAATTGTTAGCAATTTTATTAACATACGCAGGAACATCCTGCTCATCAATATTACCAACATAGATTTTAAATATTCTTCTTTCAGGTGCCCTAGTTACTCTATATATTAACATTGCATCTTCTGACAATAATAATTGTTTCCATATTCTTCTAGCCTTTTCTAACATAGAAGTCCCATAAGGTAATCTTCTGTCATCACCTAATAATCTAAAATGGGCAACTTGCCAAGCATTAAATTCGATATCTCTTTGACCCCATACAAATTTTACTGGATTATATTTATCGGTTTCTGCGTTCATAGAATTTTCACCAAAACCTTCGTTTTCTTTTCTAGCAATTTCTATATTAGGTAATTGTTTAACCCCTAAAATACCATCTTCACTATCTATATTTAAAAATAAAAAATTATCCCCATATTTACATGTATTTCTTGTCCACATCGGTAACGATGTATGAATATCTAATCTATTAAAAAATAAGTCTTCTAAAATTCTTCTAACTCTTTTACTTTCAGAAAAAATACTAATCATTTTATTTTCTGAATTTAAAGTAGTTGATTCTTCCATCATAATATCTAAAGCTGCCGATATTTCTGGGAAAAACTCCATACCCTCAAAATCAGCATATGATGCCAATCTAGTTGTTTCATAATAAACAGAGTGTTGGTATATCTCATTATCAACTTTCTGCCACATATTAGATAGATAAGCATCTTGTTGCCTTTTTAATTTCTCTACCTCATACTCCTCTTTTGATTTAGTTTTTAATAGTTCTTTATCGTTAATAGAATATCTAGACTTATTTTCTTGTTTTTTAATTTCTGGTCCAAATAAATCACTTAACTGTTGGAATATTGTTTTTCTTGCCATTATATAATTTTTTTATTACTATTATAATAAATATCTAAAAAAAATAAATGTTATTATAATCCGAATAACCAGTTATATTCACCGTTATCGTTAGTATCATTATTTTGTTTTGGATGGTATGTTGGGGTATTACTATAAAATGGATTTACATAATTAGTATTAGTTAGTGGTTTTGTCGGATTATTATTCGATACATTAACCCAACTTTCTAACATAGCCTTTGTTTGTTTCTCAACCTGTTCTAACTTTTTAAAAGATGTTTGGACCACAAAAATACACATAGCAAATGCCATAATTATATCATCGTGATATCCCTCCATATGATCGGGTCTACCATTTTTATAAACAAAAGTCCTCAATTCAGATATCATTCTTTGTGATCTTATTATGGTTTTATTTTCTCTAATATGTTCCTCTAATTCAGAAACCATATGTAGACGCGTGTTACCCACATTAAATCCAGGAATTTTATCTCCCTCTTTAAATTTTGTTTTAGAGTATTTCTCACTAAGTTTTCTACTTTTAGGATCATCATAATGTAAATACTTATAATCCATTTCCATTAGTTTTAAAACTGTTGGCACTCCCATACCACCAGTAATATCTATGATAGTATATGCGTTATACATATTACCATATTTATAAACTATCTCTGCTAACATATCGGGAGGCAATTTAAACTGAAATTCTGCAACCTGTTCTAAATTTTCAAAATCTAAAATTACTATTGTGGAACTATCTTTACCATCACCTCTACTAACATCGACACCCATTATGTATTTGTGCCCTACTTCAGGTTTTTTCCATATCCACATAGATTTTTCTACTTCCGCAGCAAATTCTGGATCCTTAACATAATTTTCTTCGTGATAAGAAATATATTCATTATCCATTACATTACCCGCTGAACCAATAAATGAAACATCAAGTTCTTGCGCGATTTTTTTTGAGTCACCCATATCTGCCGCCATTTCTTCATACCAAGGGGATAAAGGTTTCCAACCCTCTTTAATCATTACTTCGTAATACTCTATAGTAGATTCATCAGTTTCATATATTTTATCCATATATTCCCACCTTAATTTAGTTCTATCCAACGTATTACATTTAATAATTTCATCTTCACCTCTTTTCCAATATAGATTTCTATTATATCTAACATCTTGATACCACTTCATCTCAACAATGTTGAAGTTATTGTCCTTTTTCTTAGCACCATCATATGTTTTATAATAAAGTGGATCCATACCGTTAGGTGTTGATATAAGTGATATTTTACCACCTGTACCTAATGAAGCTAAAGCAGCGCCAAAAACTTCTGAACCGTTATCGATAAACGCTGCCTCATCCATAACTAAAAATGTAGGGGTAAAACCCCTTAACGCATCTTTAGAAGTTGCAAGTGCTCTAATTTCACAACCATTTGATTTTAATTTTATATGCCCTTTTGAGTTAATTTCTAAATAATCTTCACTTTCATCTAACCCCCAAACCCAATAAGGTATTTGGTCTAAAAAGTCTTTAACTTTTTTAAGGAATTCTTGCGCTAATGTTTGTTTATTGGCTAATATCAATACTTTATGTGGGTTATCAGGATCACCAAATGCAGTCTTAACTGTAATATATGCGGCAGTAGTAGTAGATACACCTGCCTGTCGAGGTTTAGTAACTAAATTACGATTATACTTCTCATACGATTTAATTATTTCTTTTTGTTTGTAAAATAATTTAAATGGTACATTACCACTTTGCGTCAAATCGAATGTTTTTAAAAAAGTTTCTATTGCGTAAATTGGGTCACCTAAACTACGAGCATATACTTTTAATTGTTCCGCTCTTTCCATAACATTTTATATATAAATATGGTTATAGATTAAAAAGCAATTAAATTACCATTTTCCCATTCATCATAATTAGGACCAAATGTATAAGTAACATTGTTACCTGACCCTATTTTTTGTATAATACCTGCCATATTTAATGCACTCCAAAATGTAGCATGTTGACAACCACCTAACGGTGAACCTATATATTTTAAAAATCCTTTTTTTGTTTTTATTTTTTCTGATGTATCTTTTAAATAATTAATCACATCTCTAACCATAGAATCTTCTCTTTTATTAAAAGTAAATCCTTTATTTTTTGGGATTAATAATAACCCGTTTTCTTCCGCATATCTTTTAACTTTTTCAAAGGTTCTTTTTTTTCCTAAGTGTAATTTATCCGTAATAATAGATAATTTTCTTATAGCATCTTTAACAGTATATTTATTAAACATTATAGGTATTACTCTATCTAATGAGGATTCTAATAATTCAACTAAAAAATTATTACGATAGGAATATGGTAATTTTAATTTTAAATTAAGTAGTTTATAAAAATTATTTAAAACATCTTCCTTATTTCTAACTAAAGACATTGAGTAATTTTCAATAATATAATCAAACATTGGGTAAAATAATTCATAATCCCTCAAATAAGTGTTATAGAAATAACCTGATTTAAATTTTTCTAAAAAAATATTATAAAGTTCTGTATCATTTTGTACAACATTTAAAACACTATTAGGATTTTTGTCATCATTAAAATGAAAAATTCTATAAAAAACATCTAAAAAGACAGAGGGGTTAGTCCAATCATCTGAAACTTTTTTAAATTCTTCTATTTCATCTTCATAAGTTTCAGATAATAGTCTTTTATATTGATTTTCGGATATAATTATTTTCATAAATTACTTATTATATTTTCATTCATATTTTCCGCAACTAGTGTACTATCAGGATAGAAATAACCCATATCTGGTGTCACAATTTCATCATCTTCACAATTTAATGTTTCACACATTACTCCAGTTACAAAATAATTCTCTTGTGTTCCAGGCATTTCACCTTTACATGATAGATATCTCACTAAAAAGTCATAAAAAATATCAGTTACATCTACACGTAATTTATTTTTATCATCCCATTTAGGTTTATCACCAATTAAAGAAGTTATGTGATCACGTAAAATATCAAAGATTTCAGATTCACCTGCCGCCTCATATGCCCATCTATATGCATTTTCTAATTCATTCCTTAAATCATAAAATAATTCATCCTCATCTATTAATTCTAACAAAGTATCTACATCACTAACCATTTCTTCTGTCAATACTGAAGTTTCCTCCCCCTCAAATGAGATATTATACTGATTATTTTCTAGTTCTTTACCTATTAAACCTTCTTCTTTAATATAATTTTTTTTATGTTTTATTGATTTTTCATCTAAATTGTCTTTTACATCGTTTGAGAAATCAACATCAAACCAACCATACAATTCTGCCCAATCAGGATTTAAAACTCTATCTGCTAAATTGGTGTCATCGAATAAACAACTAAAATCTGACCATTCATCTAATATGGCAATAAATCTTTCACCCACTACTTCTATATCTCTAAATGCGATAGGGAACGAATTTGGATCTTTAAGATATGTATCTAACCACCCACTATTTTTTAAAATTGACATTAAATCATCCGCAAAAACATAATATGTTATATCTTCAAAACCTATTTCAGTAGTTGGGTCAACACCTTCACTCATATAATACTCAAATATTATTGTATATGCTTCAGTATTTGTTAAATTAAAATTTTCTTTCAAATCTTCCCTAATATCATCAACATTTCCTTCATAATGTGAAAAAATACTATGTATATACCTTAAAATCCTCTTAGGTGGGTTAGTATTTTCTCTTAATATTTTTTTTATAATATTTCTCATATAGTAATAAATATTATCGTACAAAAAAAAATCCCACATTAAGTGGGATTAACTTTTTTATATATTTTTTTACATAAATTTATGTAGTTTTTCTACTAAATCAAAATCTCCTGAATCTAATGCCTGATTAATTAATTCCTCAATCTCTCTTTTAGACATTTTAGAATAATCTACTTCTGTATCATCATCTTCTTCTTCGGTTTCAGGTTCTTGCCCTAAATGACTTAATATATCATCCATATCATCATATCCTGTGTCATTAAACATATCAGTTAAACTATCACCACTATCTTCTTGATGTAATCTTTTTAGAGTATCTACTACTTCACCACATTTTTGACTGCCACTTAAAATTTCTTTCATAAATTCGTGAAATTGT